GTTAAAGTGATGAAGCAATTATTTGGATACATTGATGCTTCATGTGTAATTCTTACTGCCCATTGTCTGCTGCGTTCTAGTCTGCATCCTATGCAGTTTCCGCAGGGTAGGGAAAGTTGATTGGGAATGAAAGTATCTCTACGGAAAGCTTCAAGAGCTTCCTCATCCCATATAATTTCTTTTTTTCCATCGTCACGCAATTGATAAGTTGCTTGCAATGGTGAGTAGCATGGCATATAATCTCCGTTGTATGAATTATTATTTAGCCCGTTTTCAGCGGGCTTTTTTTATTTATATTCTGTAACCGCCACGCATAGGCGTAGTTCGGTTGTTTTTCTTATGAGTCCTTCGGGCCGTACGTGTGAAATATTTTCGACTGCCCTTTCTGCTCATTTTTTTTCTTCTGAATGCCATTTTGTTCTCCTTTTTTTTTGGTTTTGGGTGACTTTTTGTATTGTGTGTCACCGGGCACATTTATGTCTAGTAGTGTATGTGCTTTTTTCACTGGGTAACTTCCAGTGTTTTTTCGGGATTTTTTGGTTGTTTTGTTGGTTCTTGTTTTTTTGTTGCTAATCCCATTTCGATTAAAGTATCGAGGTTTTCGGGATTTTCTGCGAAATCCACGAATTCTGCAGGATCGTTGTTGAATTCCTTTCTTACTTTCGACGGCAAGGCGTCAAAGAGGTCGTTTGCGGCGTTAATTTGGTCTAAGGCGGTTCTGTAGTCAGAAACTTCACTAAAGTCGCCATATACGCCTCCTGTGGCGTTTGTCATCATATTGATTAGATCTCCGCCATTTACTTGTTTAAATCTTTTCATGATTTGATTAATATCGCATTCATTTTTGAATGCTTGTTGTGTTCTAGATGGTTTTTTAAAGTATTTTTTAGTCATTTAGACATCCTTGGGTATAAAGATTGAGTTTGTTTGACTAAAGGGTTAGCCATTTTTATGTATTTTAATATTTTGCCTACAGGTGTTTGATATAGGTTTGCCATTATTTGTTTTTCTGGAATTTCTAATTCCATTAGTTTTGTTGCTACTTTTGTTTGTTCTATTTGCGCAGCAAGTTGTTTATAAGCCATCGCTGAGCTAACGGCTCCAGCGAATTGGTTTTTATGTTCTGATTTAGATCCTTGACTAGAAGCTCCAGGAGGAGTAGAAGCTCCCCCTTGGTTAAAGGCGACAATTGGATTAATTCCCGCTTGCTTCATATCTTGTACAGATCTTTGATATGCTGTATTTGACATACGTTCTTGGAATCCCATTTGTTCTCTATTGCTAGCTTGTTGGAATCCCATTTGTTCTCTAGCCATTTTTTTATTGGCTTTATTAGCTGATCTAGCTCCGGCATAGTTTAAACCGGCTCCTACGAGACCGGTTATGCCATTGAATATTTCTCCAATCATGTTACGTAACTCCTATTTTTTTGTCTATTAAAAGTGGTCTACTAGTCCAGGCACTGCATAAACAGGCATAGGACGAGCGCATATGTATTTGAAGAAGCAATCGAACAGAAAATCTGGTTCGGTAGGTACTGCTTCTACTCTGCTCATAGGAGCATCTTCGACGATAAATTCGTCGTTTAATACAGGTAATGTTGCGAAATCTTGTGCTAGATGCCATGCATCTAAAGGAGTCGCCGCATTTGATCTAAAGGCTCCTGTAATTAAGGAAGGCTTATAACGATACTCAGCGTATCTTTCTTGGTAACCAAAGACATCATCATCTGCAGCTACGCCAGCAGAGAATATTTCTTTGTTAAGTACTGCTTGTTCTCCAATATGAGATAAAGCAGGCCAGTAGTAATCTAGGCGAGTTTGTCTTGACCACATACGGTCAAGTCCTTGTTGATAATTTATGTCAGCTCTTACGGAAACAATTCCAATAATAACTGAATGTTCGGTAGCGGAATAAGTAAATCCGTGACCATGTGGAGCACATACTCCATATGCTCCTAAGTCTCCTAATACGTCTGTACCAGATGTTGAAGAGGTTTGAGCCACCGGGTTTATAATTACTGGTGTTGATCCTCCTCCTAGGTACTCAGGACGTTGGAGACGTGAATCGGGCGATGATACGCCGAAGTGAGATTTGATAATCTCTGTATAACGAGTTCCGCCTCTAGCGTCTCTCTCATATAGTTTTTGAGTTTGGAATGCTAAACGTAAATCGTTGATTGTAGCTGCTGTAGCAGCTGTTAAATCTGCAATCATACCTGACTCTCCAGCAGTGAGTGGGTAAAGCAATCCAGCATCTCCTCCGGTATGAGCTGGTACTGATAAATGATCAGAACTGCTTGTACCTAGTATAAGAAGTTGTCTATCTGTAGCATCTCCAGCTGAGTGTACTTTTGCTATATTTCCATCGCCTATAATTGGCGCTGAAGTTCCTAAAGGAAGAGTGACATCTGGACCTTTTTGTGGGAACGGAAGTGCTGAGGTAAAATAATCATATCGTTTACCTCGACGTAATAATTCGTAATCCGTGTATGTATCTGGTCCATCGTCTGTGTCGACTACGACACTATCTTGTAAGTTTTCATCTCTAAACCATTCATTATAGATGAGATTGTATGCTCTAAAATGTAGAGCGTTAAACTCTATAGAGTCTATTTGAGTAGGTAAGCCCATATAATCTCCGAGGCTGCCTTCTGCAACGCCTCCGGATCCTGGGGCTGTAATGATCGGTACTGTAAAATCTGTAGAATCTCCAGGATTTTGTTGGTAACCGTTGAATTTTTCCCAATTGTCCCACAGAAGTCTGGTGGGTACTGAGAAGAAGAAACTCTCTAAATAAAGGTTATCCATTAAGGGGAAAATAGGTGTTGCCATTCTAGCGAAGGCTGTCATTCTTAAATTGAAGGTATCTCCAGGTAGGACTTCGTCACATAATACTGGAATGAGAAATCCTTCATTAAATGTAGTTTTTACTCCGTGAGAACGGTTGAATTTTGATCTTGGTATTGTTGCTTGAGGGGCTTTGCTAAAAGTGTGATTAGCTAAATTGCCACGAGATATGTTGCCTGATTTCATGTTAACCTTTTGTTAGTTTTTTTATTGCTTAAATAAGGGGGGCCAGCCCCCCTTAACCCCCTATACTTTAGGTGGAGTGCTTTTGAATTCTATTAATACTCCTAGACTATATGGAGTATTATGTAAAGTAAATACTGCATTACTATCGTCCCATGAACCTAATTCAAATAGGGTAAAGTCTTCAGAGTAAATACTGAAGTTATGTTTTGAGTCATTTACATGACTAGTTAAAGCACGTATAGCTTCTCCTTTACTTTTCATAAAGAAAGGTGCTAGGTATGCTTCTGCTTTAGAATCGTAGATTCCGAATATTTTCATTTCCATTTTTTTTATCCTTGAGGTTAAATTAAAAAATAATTGGGTTTGTTTTATTCTATATTTTTGTTGTCTCTGAGCATTCGTTAGAGCCATCGCTTAAAGTCCTTACTAATTGTTTGAACTGTGCTATTTTACATTTTTGTTTTGTTAATAATCTTTTATATGTATTATCTTCCCAGTTTTTTTCAGCGTTTAATTCTCTTTGTTCTTTTGCTTTTGAGTATTGTATTGGGTCTTTTTTTTCTAAATATTTATCGTAATATCTAGGTAGTTTGCATTTGTGTCCATTGACGACTATTTCGTCATGATTGAATGCATCGGTTTCACCGTATTTGTCTAGCCATGATGAACCTATTCCAGGTTTTAGGCTAGCTTGGCAAAATTCTGGTAATTTGCCTTGGTAATGTTCTTCCTTTTGTTTTCCATTAATTTTTTTTACACAGTATCTTGCGACGTAAGCAGCTGTGTCAAAATTGAGTTCTGATATCGAAGAATATCCATAAGGCCACAAAGTATTAAGTAAATCTGAGCAATAATAACGATTGTTATTAATGTGTTTCCAATATTTCTGGTCTTCGAAGTGATAGTTAAACAAACACATATGATAATGAGGACGAGAGTTATCGTCTCCATATTCTCCACTATAAAATGCACGGATTTTCCTGGGTTCTAGATTTTGTTTTTGATGATGATATTCGTCATGTCGACGAAGTCTTTTAAGGAAGTTTTGAGGAGTTTTTCGGTTTAAGGAATAACCTCCTTTTTCTTTTGGGCATATTTTTTCGATGTGGTCATCGTTAATTGTTAAAGTGATGAAGCAATTATTTGGATACATTGATGCTTCATGTGTAATTCTTACTGCCCATTGTCTGCTGCGTTCTAGTCTGCATCCTATGCAGTTT